TTGTATAATAAATTCAATTTTCTTTTATATTAGGTACATCATAATAGTCTGGTTTACATTCATATTTTTCTAGTAATTTATACAGAAAAGACGGATGCGAATAAGCCGAATAATCTTCGAATAATTGTTCGCCTCGTCTGATAGCCCGACTTGAGAAACAATGACCTGTAGATAAATCTGTTTTACAATTACATAAGGATGCATCCGCATGATTCATATATTGGCCATCGTCGTTTATTAGACATAATAGTTCGCCTCTTCCGAAAGAAAAATTGAGGAAACTTTGTTGGTCAGAGAGATTCGGTCGTGATTCTAAATATTTAATTGCTTGTTTCTCATCATATTCAAACACATTATTATTTAAATCATAAGTCCATATACATGTTCCTGCAGGAATATCTTGTAGGGTAAAAATTCCCTTTCCATATTCATCGGTGCTGCGAATTTCATAGTAAATATTCATAATATTCACTATGTTATGTAAGTTTATTTAACTTCTTTTTTGCATTATATGCTTATGTGTATGCTTATACTCCGCTATGCTTATAGTCCGCTATGCTTATAGTCCGCTATGCTTATAGTCCGCTATGCTTATCAATCAATACCGTCTTACTTATTTTCTTAATGATTTTTGCTTCACCTTCTTCCATCGTTTTATTCCGCTTACCTCCCATAGCTTCTACTACCATTTCACAATATTTATCATTTAACTTATGGTCGCTATAAACTACACCAGGATGATCGGCAGCCCAAGCGAATAATAAATTAGTATTCAACCAAGTAATATGTTTAATAGCCTTACGCATCTTATCATTATTTGCCGTATCTTTTGACCAAACATTATTATCTTTAATATGCATAATCTCTCTTTTGGCGTCGGAGCAATGAATCGGTCTTTTATAAATATCCATTTCATTCAGTTTCTCGATAATTATATTAGAAATGCCTTCAACATAACCAAGCTCACCTATACGTTCCATATCTGAAATCTTGAGTTGAAATGTATTGACAAAATCCATAAGGTTCATCGCATCTTTACATTGCTCGTTTAAAAAGAATTGCAGATTAAATGTCTTATTGTTTGAATTGTTATGACTATTTATAGTTGTATTAGTAGTATTTTTACAGATTTCTATCATTTTATGTTGTAAATCATTATTACTTTTGAATAATTCTATAATGACATTTTTGAATTCTTTATTCTCATTTATTAACAAATCGACTATATCAGGTTTATCTTCTACCGGCGAATGAATTATAAAATTGCATTTTTTTTTATGAGTATATAATCCTTGTCTATGATTATATTCTTTACCGCATTCACAAGTATATTTTTTAAGAATTTTGTCATTTATTTTAAGTAATGAAATGTCATTATTCATATGTTTGCGTGTCAACAAATGTTTCTCATAATTACTTTTTTTACTGCATATAAAGTCACAGTTTTCGCAAATAAACCTTTCGGCATTTTCGGCATTTTTTTTTGTAATCATTGTCACTATATATTTAGTTACGAAAAAAATGCCTAAACCTTTTTTTAGTAAAATGATAAAAAGTGAGAAAAAAGTTATGCTCACAAATGAAATAATGAAAAAAATGAAAATGAGAGCATTATGCTCTAAAATCAAAAAACGACAATTTCTTGGCCATTCTAAATGGCCGTTTTCAAAAATGGACATTTTTAAAATGTCCAAAAACGATTTGCCTTTTTCAGAATGGACTTAAAATCTTCCCTTTTTCCTATTTTATTCTACGTATGTTTATATAAATTATGATAACATATAAGTTATTTTAGTTGTGAGAGCGAAGAGGATGCCTCCCCACAGTGTATCGAGTGCGACCGCTTTCGGAGACCATTTACTTATAATAGCTAGATTTGTTGTTTCATAAACTCCGTAAATGACAATACCTAAAATAAACGCTTCTTGGATACTTTTTCTTCTTGAAATGATAAAATAATTCAATCCACCAATAAGCAATATGTAACAGAGAATTGCACCTATAGCATTGAATTTAATTTTTGACCCTTGTATTGATGTAATCAATCTATTGAAAAAACCTGAAAAGGCAGAGAGATAAACGAAGTCGAGAAGTAGCATAGCTACGCCTGATATGATAATCTGTTTTAATTTCATATATATAATATTATTATATTTATAAAACAATAGAAGCCGGATGAATTTTGCTTGCGTCAAATTTGTATAGTTTGTTTTTCTTCTTATTTATAGTTTTTCTTAACTTGTTTCTATTAGTTAATTTACGACTACTCTTTCGGGATTTTGGCATTTATATATTATAGAGAGGTTGTTTTCTCATTCTCCGGAGTTTTATCAACAGTTGTTACAGATGACTCCGGAGTTTTATTAGCTGTCGCAGGCACTGTGACCGGCTCTATCTTATTAGCTGTCAACGGCTCTATCGTATTAGCTGTCGCTGACTCGATCGTGTTATGTTTTACATTCTGATTCTGCAATAGTTTCATGATAATTTTCGGTAGAATGGCAATCGTATTCATATAGGTTTTATATTTGAACGTACAGACACTCGTTTCCTTACTAAATTCAATACTATACCACCAATAGGCCGGTAAGAATAAGATTTGTCCTTTGTGCATAACTATATCTAAGCACTTGATCTTATCAAAATCCGCTTTATATTGTGCCTGTACATGCCAAGGATTGATCGGCGAACTGAATTCAAAATTATCATAATCATTATTCGGATATAAATATTTTGAACTCTTGGGCGGAGCCAATTTTACTTTCACAGAGCCCTCCGTAACTAGTAAATAATTTCGGAAATTCAATTCATACCTGAAGGGTGTTCTCACTCCGCTGGCAGCCATTATAAAATCGTACGCACAATTTGAAACCATGTATGGTCTAAGAAAAACATCGTTATATTTATAACTTTTTATCAAGCCGGTTTCTTCTAAAAAGTCGGTATTATTCTCGACTAAATATTTCATTTCATTATCCTCTTTAATAACCGTGAGCGCATTGCTAAAGGCCAACGGCACATATAAATTTGTCTCATTATCAGTTACAGGTTGTTTAACATTACGAATCTTAATATCGAAGGCACCGTAGGTATCTAATATGTTCGCTCGTTGACAGGATTCTAGTATCCGTTCATTTTGAAAATTAAATAAAATCGGCTGCCGTAAATCGCAAATTTCTTCTAATTTATCTTTGGAGGGATAATCAATCTCATAGATTTCTAAATCGTTGCTCGTTTTTAATTGAAAATAAACATGCAGATAAAGAAAAAGAACAATACAAAAAATTAACACAATATAAATGATGTGCATTAATTTATCCGAATAATAATAAATTGAATTTTATACCTATTATTATGCATTTATATAACTTACTCATTGTCTACAATCTTCGGCGCTAAATGAATACACGCAAAACTTTCATCTTTATCATTTTCTTCGCTTAACATATATTTCATTACCATTGGCATACTTTCGCCAAAACCCATCTTCATATCTGTAGCCAATTTATTAAACTGACACATTAAATGCACGTAACGGAGACTATAGGCTTGTACAAGGGTAGTGCTCTCCGGAATGGCATATTCTTTGACATCATCGACATTAATCATGGCTTTCATAGAGCCGTCTGTACCGGAAGCTTTGCATTCTACGTTTTCTTCATTGAAGGTGAGGGTTAAAACATCATTGAATATCATGAGGTTGTTAATGAGCGAGCAGAATATTTTGGATTCTACGGTTAAATCAACCAACGTCTCAAAATTCTTAACGTCCATTAGGTCAGACTCGAGCGACACAAGCGAGAGCTCAAAGAATTTATCAAAATGGACGTTATTATTATCATTCTTTTCGAAATTAATGTCGATTTTATCACTGCCTTGTTGTAATTCTATGGTGAGTGTCTGTGTTTCATTCCAGGTATTTAAGACTTTATTTAACATGCTGATATTCATACCAATGCAGCCTTGATCAACATCTTCGGCGAATTCGTATGTTTTGAACCAGCTGGATTTCAAATCGCATTCAAATAAACAACAGTGACTGTCATCCATGCATTGGATATACAGACCATTCGGGCGAAAGTAGATACAGACATTGTCGGTAAAACTTTTCAAGTTGGCAATCATGGCAGCGAATTGTTGGACTTTGCGAACAGAAGCAAATACGATCTTCATTTTAGTTATATGGTTAATGCTATAAGTTCTGTAAGTTTTTTTAAATCAATTTTTTACAATATATAAAAAATATAATGTAAAAAAAATATATAACCTAACCTATTATTTTTATCTTATTATTTATTCATATCTCTTACACTCATATTTATGACTTTCGCTCCAGTGATCTTTTTGACATACATAGGAACAATATTTCTCAGAACCGTTGCAAGAACCCGAACAAGTCATTAAATAGCTGAAGAATGTTCGGCAATTAGAACAGCGGGTCGGTTTTTGGATAAAACTATCTTGTTCTATGACTTTTCCAATATGTTTCATTGCAGCTGTCCAACCTCCGTTCCAGCCATCTACATATCTTATGCATTCATTGCAATTACAAGGGGGATCCTCCCCCTCACCCCCGTCTTCCGTGTCTTCTTCCGAATCTTCTTCTGACTCTTCTTCCGAGTCTTCTTCTGAATCTTCTTCTTCGCTTTCTTCTTCTGACTCTTCTTCAGAATCTTCTTCTTCTTCTTCGCTTTCTTCTTCTTCCGGCTCATAATCTTCGTCGTCTTCGTCATCATCTTCATTCTGAATAAGCTCTACATTGAACCAGACACCGCCTTGATCAGACGTTTCAAATTTTTTGTTTATATAATCAAGTACTTCATTAATTTTTGGAACGATTTTACTGCTATACGAAGTATTATACTCCAGGAACCATTCTTTGAATGCCGTAATCACTTCACTTGATCGAATAGCATGTCCTCTTTTAGTGCGGACACATTCATTTACAAAATCTACAATATATTGCGGAACGGGTTCATCATCTTCGTCACTGCTTTCTTCTTCTTCTACATAAGTGGCGTCTTTCTTTTCACTATCGGCCGTTTCACCTTCGCTGTTTTCCACACAATTGGAGCAAACCGGTTTATCCAACCCATACATCGTACTGAAATAATATTCTTCCGGCGATGTTTTTTGGCAAACGGTACAAGTATTGTCTTCCATAAAACAGTCTTGCAAATCTTCTTTTATGCGATACTGTTGTTCGGAATCATCGTATTTTTTTTGTTTGTATATATAATTGTCTACGGCATAATGCAACATTTTTACAGTATTTTTGCCAGGAGGTAATGCGACATCCAAATCGGTATACTCTTGAATATCAGGCAAGTCGCGAATCGATACATATGTTTGCAGACGATCAATTGTATCGAAGACTTGTCTGGTAAAGTCATTCGTATTTTTTATATACTTCAGCGGAACATTGTCAAATATATTATTACGAGTGCATATCACTTTAAATCCATTTAGATTGCCATGACAATCGTGGTAGAATGCTACCAGGTCGGATGCTTCACTGCGAGTAAAGCTAGAATATAGCTCTGCAGCAGGTTTATTTATTTTAGTTGCGTTCTTTGCAGTCTTCGAGTTCTTTGCGTTAGATACTTTAGTGGATGCCATTCTGTGTTATTGTTTGTTATTATATATTTTACAAAAAAGGTTGTTTCAATTTTTTGTAAAAATTACACATCAGAATAAGAATTATCAGAATGTTTAAGTTCAATATCTACTAATACTGTAGCAATAATATCAGAGGATATATCTATTTCATTATCAATATTATCGATGATTTCGTCTTTAGATGGTAAACGATTAGTTTCTTTCTCAAATGAAATAATAAAATTCTCGACTATTTTTCTCTTTCTTGTCTCTAATTCCATAAGTGATTGTTGCTTAGCTGCCAAAACCGCGCTATCATAATTTAATTTCTTATTTTCAATATCAATTCTTGTTTCTTTATAGACTGATTTTTTAACAGATTCAAGAGCATCACAAATTTCAGGTTTAGATAATTCATTAAATAATATCTGTTTATTATTCAAAGGTTTTGATGAATTTTGACTATCATACTCGATCTCTCCGCCTGAAAAGGTTTGTTTGAATAAAGTAATAATATGTTTGGGTATTGGGTTACTAGTTTCAATCAATCGATCGTATTCTTCTTTTGCGACTTTGATTAAATGAATTGCTTGAGTGCGTTCACTAGGTGCTTTGGCTAATTCTACCTGTAGATTTCGCTGAAACTTTCCCCATGAGATGGCACTAACCCGATGCGATTCATTCAATTCATTGATTTTCAGAAACTGTTGTATTGTTGTTATAATACCAGCTATCAAGTTGACTCCTCCAATTAACATGGTTGCCATATTTAAATATTCGGCCGGTATTCTATCCTGAGCAAAATTAGCTGTTCCAGTAAGGGTGCTCATGACAATAACTGGAATAGTAAACCATCGGCTTTTCTTTGCGAATTCATATTGTGATTTCTCATGCAACCATTTATAACAACTCGCCTTATCGGTCCAATCAATTAAGATTTTTTCGTGATGTTCTGTCCATTCAATCACATTTTGATTATTATATTTTGTCTTTAATATTTCTTCTTTGGTTTTATCATCGTCATTATCATTTGATTTCTCCTCCTTCAGCATATATATTTTATTATTAAAAAAAATACTATTAAAATATATATTTATGAATAATAACGAATTACAACCACCGACACAACCCGAAATGAATAATTTTGAAATTATTACATTAATGCGTACAGATATAAATTGCATTTTTGGAGAGATAGATAATAAACTTAAAAATCTGAACGCACTACATACCGACCTAGTAAAAACACATCTAGATAGTAACTATCGGTTTGGCTTAGATTCGTTCCATTTTCAAAATAGATTAATACAAATAGAAAATGACAATATGAAAGTGCTTTTCTCTTATATTGATAATCGCATTTATTGTGAATATTATAAGTTATATCGTATCATTTGCGAGTATATTGCAGGAGGTTTAAATGATAAATCTTTCTCGGATAAACTAATCGCCCTGTATAAAAAATTTCCCATGTATAAAGATTTAGAGCCAACCAAAGTATACGACTTCAATATTACACATGAAATAAGCAGTAGTATTAATTATTTTATAATTGAATTACAGACCTATATTAGTTTGAAAAAACAAGAATTGACTATTGAACAAGCAAAAGCTAATGCAGGCATTAATATTCATAACTTGATAAATGAACATGAATATAAAATCTCTTTATTGGAAGAAAAAACAAATATGTTTATACGGTATTTAAATACTTTTCATATTCATCATACTAAATATCTAGACCGCTTAATGAGTAAACTTCGATTAATAAATAACATTGTGAATGAAGATATTAATTTGAAACAAAATAGTTCGCTTCAAATAAAATCGCAGCATAAAACATATGTCGATACACTGCCGTCGCTTTTAATTACTCCGGAGCCGACAGAGTCGGTTTATATGTCTTCTGTAGAGAATTCTTCCATAAAATTAAATACAAGTAGTAAAATATACGCTGATCCAAATATAGATTTAGATATTCAAGAAATTGGCGCTGCCGATATATTGAATAACGCATTAACTACATTTATTTCTGAGGTTTAAATTGCCGTCGATTCAATAATTTCAAGGGTGATTGGCGAACTTTGCCCACTAACTACTTTATCACTTTCTTCAGAAAAAGAACTGGTTATATCAACAACTGCATCTATATTGGTCTGTTGTGCCTGTAATAACTCTTGTTTTTTAACCAAAGCCATCATACTCATATTTGTTTCCATAGCGAAATTTTGTGCAATAGTTAATTTATTTTGCAATGTCATGATGACTTCTTCTAGCATGCCTAATTTACTTTCTAAAGTTTCTAAGCGGGTAAAACAGTTGTCTAAATCAGCTTCATCTTCTTCACTCGGTTGTTGGCAACCACCCGCTTGACAACCGGAAGTTACCGTGGTGAGCTGACTTAAGCGTTCATCAAATTTATTTAAGCGTTGCTCATGTAGGCGTAAGATTTGTACAGGTGGCATGGGTCCTAGAATTTGTAAACTGGCCGGGTTGACTAAATCTTTTGGAGTTTGAGGTGCGACTACTGATTTACTTTGAACTGATTTTTGTGGTGGACATGATCCATTTCCATTCTTTCCACAGGAAATGGGAGGGGGTAATTGTTTTTGATTAGGGTCGGATCTACCTCTACGATTCTTTGCTGCTGCGATTCCTGCTGCTCCACTCATGACTTATAGTATTGTAAAGTAGAATTTATCTAAGTTATTTTCGCATTTCCATTTTAACAATTCCATGTGAAGTATAATTTAAAACTTCAATATCGGCTAAAGAATAGTCTTCAATATTTTCCTTAAGTGAATCAAATTTAATGGTTGGAAAAGGTAAAGGCGATCTCTCAATTTGTTCAGTCAAAGCCTCAATATGATCGTCGTATATATGACAATTTCCTAAATGATAGTAAAAATCGGTGGCCTTCAAGCCACAATGATGGGCTATTAAATGGGTCAAAATACTATAAGAGGCAATATTATATGGTACACCTAGACCAACATCCCCGCTGCGTTGATACATACTGCACGATAATTTATCACCATCAGTCACATTAAATTGCACTAAAATATGACAAGGCGGTAGAGCCATTTCGTTTAACTGACACGGATTCCATGCAGAGAGAATTAAGCGCCTAGAGTTTCGACTATGAGGGTTCTTCAAACAACTAATAATAAAGTCTAATTGATCTTCACCCTTTCCACTATAATCATCCTTACATGTGCCGTATGGTGCATTAAAATGTCGCCATTGATGACCATATATTGGTCCCAAATCGTTTTCTTCTCTTGTATAAAACCCAATATCATCGAGGTATTCGCGTGAAGCATTACCATTCCATATTTTTACATTTTGATCTTGTAAGACTTTGTTATCAGTGGAGCCGCTAATAAACCAAAACAATTCTTTTGCACACGTTTTCCAAGAGAATTGTTTAGTGGTTAATAAGGGAATAATACCTTCGCTTAGAGTGAAATGCATAGCACTACCCACAACTGTTTTAGCATATCCATTTCGCCCGAATTCCATTACCCCCTCCGTCAATATATCGTGTACCAAGTTTATATATTGATATTCTTCGTGTTTCTCTCTTTTATTTGGATCAGAACTGAACTTATTTAATTCTAATGAACGTCGTAACATTTTATATACAATGTATACTAACCTTTTTTTTAATTTCTTTTCATAAAACATAATGGATAAAATTAGTGATAGTGTAAAATCCGTTCAAAATGAATCAGAGGGTTTTTTTAAATTTGTATTTAACTTTGATACGGAAAATAAGCATCGTATTATGAATATGTTGCAATATACCCTGCTCACGATTATCCCTGTTCTTCTTATTCTACGGGGGATTAAACATATCATTCCCGAAGACGATGAATCTAAAGGAAGTTTAGAGATTTTAGCCGAAAGTGTTGGCCAAGTTATTCTTATTATGTTGGCAATTTGGTTCACTAATAAAATTATTTACTATATTCCCACTTATAGCGGCGAAGATTATCCCAAGTTTAATGAAATCAGTTTCATCATTCCTTTTATCCTGATTTTAGCCACGATGCAGACCAAGTTAGGTGCTAAATTTAATATTTTAATTGACCGGGTGATGTCTGCATTATTTGGCAATAAAGAAGGAAATAAAGGTCAACAGCAACAACAGCAACAAGGCCAAAATGTTGTCCGCATCTCTCAGCCTTTAGCTGGACAAGGGCAAATGCCAATTCATCAACCCAGTCAGGCGGATTATTTGGACCGTAGTCAACTTTTACCTTCGAATCCCATGATGTCTTCTATGCCCACAAAATTCCCGGCCCAAAACTTGCAACAACAACCGGTGCAAGATATGAATAACATGTACATGCAGTCTCCGGAGCCAATGGCGGCAAATGAAGGTGGCGGCTGGGGTAGTTCTTGGTAATTTTATATTTTAGAAAAAATGAGACAATATATATAATAAATTAATTGACTGATATATTTTGATGAATATACCAATCAGGTTTTTCTCTTCCTTTGTTCCATGTTGCGATTCGTTGTTTTTCTTCTGACATGTAATAGTTTCTATAAGATTCAACCGGATCATCGCTTTTATATTCATCTGGCATTGCTAATGCAAATGCGGTGAGCCCTTTTTGTGAAAATGATTCATCACTAGGCATATGTTCTTTTAAATATTGCGCCATGATATAGGATTTGTGAAACTTGGTATTAGGATGACCATAACGATAGCGCCATTCGTTGTGCAATTCTTCAATCAAATCTAACGTCCAAACAAAATTCTCTTTGGATGTTCGGCACCAAATAGTTACTGGATGGTTTTTGTGTGCCAATTTATATAACCTCTCATTTGACGAATCATCTGGATTTAATATTCTCTTAGCCGAACAAAGCATTTGAACTGCTTCCAACAATATTTTACTGACGTGTTTATCCATCATATATTTGGCAATTTCCATTTGAATAAGCGACAGAATAAAGAGATTCATCTTTTTTCCTGGAATCAATAATTAATGCAATACTTTTATAGGTAAAAGTTATTTCAATTTTTTTTTAAAATTAAACAAAAATCGAAAGTGACTTTTGGTTTTCCACATAAATTCTAATACTTTTGCAAAAAATTGAAATGCAAAAGTATTTTAAATAAAGTAGTATCATACACACAAACGAACGAACGATTAAACGCTTTATCAAACTTACAGAATGGCTACTATTATTCAACAGCAACAGCAACCGCAACAGCAGCAGAAAGACGTCCGACCGCCATTGCGGTTCCCCCTATCCATCGTGCCAGTTACTAAGGCACTGGCGGATATCAAACACATTACCGGAAATTTCAAAGATATGGATTATGAATACGTACAGACATTACTTTCGAACCTCATGGCACAATCGTCACGATGGATGTACGAAAGTGTCGGTTATATTCCTGCACCGCCCTCGACGATGCCAAAGAGCCTAGATATTATCAAGCAAGTTATCGGAAAAGATGGCTGCTATTTCAAACAGACGACGGAGAATTGCGGCATAGATTTGATTTATTACGACCAAGAACAAGAAGTGTTTATGTTCTGGGGTCCGACACGAGTTACAGTGACAAATGCGATGAATATTATCCGTAGCCGCATTTGCCGCACTATTAGTAAAGTGTTCCCTAGACCACCTATTGTACGTATTGCACCCGTACCTATCGTGACCAAAGAGTATTTGCGTTTCGACCAATTTATGGCACTTAATGCCGACAACGAGCCGTTCAACCCGAACGAAACACGGGAAACGATTATTTATGATTTATATGAAAAAAAGGACGATGAAGGAGCCGTTGACCCGACCGACCTATTTGCTCGGCTCAGTGCACTCAAACTCGATACGGACTCATGTACACCCGACGACGTGAAAACAGACCGTGAAGAAGAAGAATGGTTTCAATCACGCCCGTTGCGTTATAAAGGCGCCTCAAAATATTCCATGAAAGGAAACGACGATAAATTTCGTGACCAATATGGTGTTGAGTGCGTGTCTAACATGGACTGCCCCTGCTTTAACTGTAGCCCTTGTAATGGTGAATGTGACGCTGATTGTACCCGACCTAAACTTAATTAAACTTATTATAAAATATATATGAAAAATTGCAAAACATTACAAAAAATTTTGAAAAATTATAAAACATTACAAAAAAAATATTATCGTTATATGTGTAAAAAATATAATCCAAAGGTATGTGGATTATATTTTTTTCTTTACACCTTTGGATATTTATTAGCGTAGCAAGTATCAGCGTAGCAAGTATCAGCGTAGCAAGTATCAGCGTAGCAAGTATCAGCGTAGCAAGTAAAACGCCGATTTTAAATTCTTGAAAATAATGATTACAATCACACATTTAAGTAGGTCTTATATGTATCAATTTCAAATTTCAATTGTGAGCGACCATATTTTACTGGGAAATCACCAGTATCCTCATCTATTTCTCGTAGTATTTTCATTTGCTCATAAGAAAGAGTCGTTATAATCATTTGGGTTTTTATCCTTTCAAAATCTAAATCAAGTCCGAAATATTTACGTAACGTAAGAACAATAAACCTAAATGATGTTCTTGTTTCATAATTTAGTCCTTCAAACTTGTATTTCGTTCCATCTTTTGTATATATGGGTGTAGTATGAATATCATAATATGTCGGTTGGTAAAGTGTATTCATTATATTTACTTTATATTAATTTTTATTCATTATAAAAACGGCATTTCAAAAGCCAATTTTTTAATATAATAATATATTACAGTTATAATGTTAAAAAATAATTTAATATTTATTAAGGTAATTGATAATTACATAGGCTTTTTAGATACAGGAGGCGGCATGACATTTCAATTTAGAAATCCTGAACTAAATAACAAGGTAAAAATTATTTATAGAGACGAACCAGCCTTAGATTATTTACCTAAGAAAGTAATTGTATTTTTTGGTAATGAATATTGGGAAAATAAAATTTATTTATTTGATTACATACAGGAAAAGTTTAATTTTATAAATAAAATTCCTAAGAATTTAACACCTTATAAAATGTTTAATAAAAATCTTTTTTACTCATTATTTAAATTAAAATTTGAAGGAAAAGATGAAGTGTTTTTATTTGATACAGGAGCAGCACTAACCCGAAATAATAAAAATTATGGAATATCTTTTTTAGATGGAAACGTTTTTGATAAATTACAAATTAAATATAAAGTTATTAAAAAATATGACGATGATGGAAGTCCATGCATTATTATACCAGAAATAATTATATTTAATACAAGTGTTAAAAATGTTAAATTTCTCAGAAGAGAGAAAAATGCCTTTTATAATTTTATGACTAATCAAACAGGAATAAAACATATCGGAGCAATTGGAGGCAATGTATTAAAAAATTTTAAAATTATTTGTGATTATAAAGAGAAAGTAATATATGTATAAAAACCGGCGTTTGTGATTGGCCATTTAACAGATTTCTCATAAAATCGAAAGTGACATTTTACAAAAAAAAGTCTGGGTGCGGAAGTATATTCAAAATGGGGGTTTGGGGGCTTGCCTCCATAAAATTGAAATACTTTTCTTTTAAAAGAAGAAGAGTATTACACACAACGAAGCAACGAACCGAATCAATCATCAACCGAAAATGACCGAAGCCGCCTATTTATTCAGCCAACAACATTCTTTGGTGCTACAGGAGATAGCATCGCACCTGCCGACCGAGATCCTGCAAAACCTGATTACCGCCGTGAAGCCGAGCCAGCACCTGAAAACCGTTCTATTGGACGTGATGTATGTCCGTATGAAAGAAAAGGAAAAAAAATATATCTTTAGATTTCCCGCACCCGGCCCTCATACACCAAAGCCTGTTATATGTTATTCCCGGCCTTTACCCATGTATCTAGACCAACTCTCGGATATGAACTTGTGTCGTATCCGTTGGCTCATTGACCTCATGTTATTTCGTAAACAAATACCCGAACTGAAAGAGTTGATGCAGTACATGGAAAACGATTCCGAAGACGGTGAGTCGTACACATTGACCTTGCTGAAATATTACGTGTTTTCGAAATACGATTATATTCAAGAATTGGAAACGATGCGCTTTGATGAGGTGAAACGTCGTGCAGCTGCTCCTCATTTATGTCGTCAATTCTGCGCATTCTAAAAAAATTGCATATCTTAACTAAAAAATACAAAAATACATATTAAAAAACACACAAAAAAATTGAATACTCAAAAATAATAAAAAAAATATTTATTGTCTCTATATATTAATAATGAACTTGGAAAAAAAAATAGAATTAATTTATAATAAATTTAAAAAAAAAAAGGCGGTAAAAATGCAACATA